AACGCGTCAACGCGTGCAAGGTCAGTCACCCACCGCTTGACGAACGGTGGTTGTACAATGATTAGTTCGACTTCTTTTGCGCCCTCGAAAGCCCAAGCCGTATCCGCCGTGCGTTTAGCCGCCGCAGCGTAGAAGAGTAGCTGGCTGTTTTCCTCGACTTCGACAGCCACGCCATCGCCAAACTTCCAATCCAGAACGACCGCTCGATCACCCATGCGACCAAGAAGATCGGTAGAACCAAAAACGTCAGGCAGAAAATCACCAAAACCAACCCGGCTTTCAACCGCATATTCCATCTCCCCCTTGGGGTCTATCTCGTCCAGCGCACGCAGCGCCGGTATCAGCTTGTCATCGACCAGTGCTTCAGTCAGCACGGTCTTCTCATAGGTGGTGCCGACCATGCTGTACGGATCAAGGTCACGCTCTAATATGGTGGCTATAGTGTCATGCAGGAGCGTGCCTTCGTCGGCGTAGCTGCTGCTGGGCTTCGGCGGTACGGTGTCCACCAGCGCCACGCTGCCGGGGCAGGCGATGACGCGTTTGGCGGTAGAGCCGCCGACTATCTTACTATGCTGCATACTGAACCTTCCTTTACTGTTTGAACTGCCAATATACATACAACAAAATTTGATGCAAGACTTGAAATACAAAAAATTTTGGAGTAGCGTTTTGGCATGACTGAGAAAGAGATAGAGCGGTATTTCTGTAAACGTGTGCGGGCAGCCGGCGGTTTCGCCTATAAGTTCCGCAGCATTACGCAGATTGGTGTGGCCGACCGCATAGCATGTATGCCTAACGGCGAGGCTTGGTTCGTGGAACTGAAGCAGCCTAACGGTAGGCTGTCTGCGTTGCAGCGTATCTTTTCTGATGAGATGGCGCACACCAAGCAGCATTACGCCTGCCTGTGGTCAGTAGAGGATGTGGACGCATGGCTCAAACGCTTCAGCTAAGGCCGTACCAACAGCAGGCGGCGACGTTCCTGTACGAACGCGACCGCGCCATGATCCTTGCGCCTGTCGGCGCGGGCAAGACCGCCATTACCTTGACGGCGATGGATGAGATGCTGCGCGACGGCCATGTCAAACGCTGGCTGGTGGTAGCGCCTAAGCGCGTCTGCACGGATGTGTGGCCGGTGGAAGCGCCGAAATGGTCTGGCGTCGCTCCTGCGCTGGCTGTCGGCACGCCAGCGCAAAGGGTGGATGCGTTGCGGAGCGACGCCAGTGTTGTCGTCATTAACTATGACAACCTAGATAAGCTAGAGGATTTATCAGGCTTCGACGGAATTGTATTCGACGAACTGACGCGGCTGAAGAACCCTAGCGGCAAACGCTTCAAGTCGCTGGAAAAGCTGCTGGCTAACGTCAAGGTGCGCTGGGGTCTGACAGGCTCGTTCACGTCAAACGGCCTTGAGGATGTCTTCGGCCAGTGCAAGATCATTGACCAAGGGCTGCTGGGCCGCGCCAAGGGTGCGTTCATGCAGCAGTATTTCATCTGCATCAACCGCGACTTCGGCCAATGGGTTCCAGCAGCCGGTGGGTTGGAGCAAGTCATGGCGCGGATCAAACCGGCGACGTTCGTGCTGGAGCCGGGCGAATATAAGGACAAGCTGCCGCCGTGCCATGTCACGGAGGTGCGCGTCGCGCTGGATGACCGCAAGCCATACGAAAAGATGAAGCGTGAGTATGTTGTGCGTTTTGGCGATGACCAGATCGTAGCGCAGAACGCAGCGTCGGTGACAACCAAGCTGCAACAGATGGCGTCAGGCTTCGTCTACAACCGCGACGCAGGCACGCCGTCCATCTGGTTCAGCAGCCACAAGTTCGACCGGCTGGAAGAGTTGCTGGCGGAAAACCAGCGGGCCAACACCATAGTCGCCTACACCTATCAGGAAGAGTTGGCGGAACTGAAGCGCCGCTTCCCGCACGCGCAGACAATGGACGACGACAATGTCATCGAACGCTGGAACGCAGGGCAAGTCGAGTTGCTGCTGGCGCACCCTAAGTCGGCGGGGCATGGCCTGAACCTACAGCATGGCGGCTGCCACATGGTCTTCCTGTCGCTGCCGTGGTCGCTGGAACTGTACGAGCAGACGGTCGGGCGCCTGCACCGCAGCGGCCAGACCAAGGATGTCTGGGTCTATGTAATGCTGACCGAAAAGAGTATTGACGAACGTATATGGGCGGCGCTGCACGACAAGCGTGCGGTGTCTGACATAGCCTTAGAGGAATTAAAAAATGAGTAAGTTAAACTGGCGGTCGATGATTGCCGTGCTGTCCGACCTTACGGAAGGCGAACTAAAGGATGCGCTGGACGCGGAACTGAAGACGCACAAGCGCCCGGCCATCGCTCGGCGGTTGCATCAGCGTTACTCTGCGATGCGGACGGCGCGCGAACGCGGTGAGATTATGATGAGGCTGAAGAAATGACAGACCATGCAGCGGCGACCGCTGAAGCACTGGAAATGGTGATTGCCATGCTAAAGGCAGGGCAATCACCTGAAGACTTAGGCCCGATGGTTATACTAATCGGGCGTATGATGGCTAGGCGAACCTAAGCTAAGTATTGCGACAGCGCCGTAGCTGCTGCGCCGATGATGGCGAGTACGCCGGCCAGCTTGGCTTTCCAACCAAGGGCAGGCTTTGGTGCTTCGTCCATCGGTAAGATTTTACCGGCGACTTCTTTCACGGCAATTTTCGTGATGAGGTTCTTCAAGTTCATGTTACTCTCCTTACAGCCAAGAAGCATATTTCTTGGTTTTCAGTTTGCGGTCGTCGAGTCCGTGTGTACCACCATTGATCCGCTTCGTCAGCGCAAGTATTGCACCGTCGCCAACGCCTTGGTCGCAAATGCCCCACAGCTTGTTCCGGTCGAAGAACCAAAGCGCGCTCTCGAAGCACAGTTCGCCGGCCACAAGGTCAGGGTTGTCCATCACGTCGGGGCGACCAATGTAGTTGGCAAAGGCTTGGTAGTTGTCTTTGCCTGTAAGCTGAAGCGCGCCACGGCCACGGAACTTCCATCCGTCGCCGCTGCTCTCAGGGCCGTTGCCCATGCGGTTGGCGTAGACGCGGTTGGCAATTTTCATAGGCTGGCGTTGATACGCCGCAGCTAACGCGTCTGTCGGGAAATATTTACGAAAGATGCCGCGCAGACCCTTCGCGCTGTAGTTCAGGTTCTCGCTGAACGCCTTGAAGCCACCCGACTCATGCGCCGTTTGAGCAAAGAAATGTGCAGCCCGATCAGGTGATAATTTATAAAAAGCCGCAGCCGCCTTAAATGTACCCGGACCGAACGCACCATCTGCCGTCACCCCTATCTTTTTCTGTAGATTTACAAGGCTCATTTACCCGCACTCCGCCAATCAGGAAAGTCACTTTCGTCAACCACGCCGTCGCCGTTCGCGTCGTAACGCAGGTCGTTGCGGTACTTCTCCCATGGAGCCATGTCGTCGTCATCGTCTTCTTCAGGCTCGTCGATAAAGATGGTGCCTTGCGGATCGTCGTACACCTTCGGCGCCATCGCTGGCGTCAGTTCAAGCGGCGCTTCTGGCTCTGGCGCCGGCGCAGGCTCAGGGTCGGTGTCACGCGCATTGGCGTTGAGGCTCAGGCCGCCCAGCAGTCCGACAAGCGCACCGATGATGGTCTGGAACGCAGGGTTAATCATCTCAAGGACGGCAGTGCTGTCCACGACATCGTTAGGCACGAACATGCCGACGACCAGCGCCAGCACGACGACAAGGATAACTGCCGACAGCGTGACGATTGCCACGCGCACGACAAACTCGACGGTATCATTGATGCCGTCTTGCTTGCTTTCAAAACTATTCAGGAAGCTCATCTTCTTTAATCTCCTTGTCCTTTGGCTTGATGGAGCCGCTGCCCTGCCCTGCCATAAGTCCTGCCAACGCCCCGACAATGAACGTCGCTATCGGGTTAATCAACTTGAAAAACTCAGCGTCATTCGGGGACTGCCCCTCCATCGGCTGCGACACGAATATCAACGAGTATAGCACAGTCGCTACGATAAACATCAACGTGAACGACAACACAACGCCGACAATGAAACGTAGCAGTTCCTCTGGCGACCAGTACTTAACCTTCTTCGACAACTTCTTTCTCACCTGTATCTATCAGCCATTCGGTGCAGTAGCCCATAGCGACGCACCGCGGCTTCTTGCAGAGTTCGTCCTGCCAGTTCGCAGGGTCTTGGCAGTCGTAGCGGTAGCGGTCTTCGCAGCCGGCAAGCACCAGCGCCGCCAGTAGTAAACTGACTATACGCATACGCCCTCCTAGCCGGCCTTTTGCAGCACGTTCATTAGTATGCCGATTAGCAATACGATGATTGTGCCGGCGGAAGTCATGCCGACTTTCTCAATCCGCTTCATCCGCGCGCAGATACTCTCGTACCTGAACGCGCAGACCTGTTCGTGCGTGTTGAGTTGTGCTTGGGTCTGGTCGATTGAAGTCATTGTTAGCGTCTCATGGAGTTAAGTTGCACAAACTGCTTTTCTTTAGGCAGTCTGCCGTATATCGGCACGGGGTAACCTTCGGAACTATCAATATCTACCAATGGTTCGCCGGTTTCTGGGTCAAAATCAGGAAAGCCGTATTGCGCGCCTAACGAAGTCGTCAACGGAACCTGTTGCGCCATAACATTGCGCGCAGTTGGGCTTAATCGCTGCTGCACTTGTTCAGACATACGCACGGATGTTGGAAACTCGTTCATAGCCGCCATCATGTTAGTGCCGCTCTCGTAGGCTTTCGCTATCTCTTTCTGCACTGCGGGCGTCACGAACGCGCTTGTCGCGCCTTGCGTGCCTGTACCCAGAAACGCTAATGGCGGGTATTTAGCGCGTATAATAGACATAGCCGCCCTAGATAGTTTTCCGGGTTCCTGTGCGCTTAAAATATTTTGCGCGCGCGCTTGACCACTTGACGCTAACTCATTCATCCGATTGAGCGTTTCTAGTTCTTTTGCCGACGATTTCATCGCCAAGTACCGCGCAGGATCGGCCAGCGCCATACCGCCGATGTCAAACTGGTTGGTGCCTTTGCCGTAAACATCTTCGACAATTTCTGGGCGTTTGCGGTTCATGAGAGCGATAAACTCGTCGGGAGTTTCTTCGGCTAGTTGCGCACCGCGCGCGGCCAACTCTTGTATGTTGACGTTCTGCATACCGCGCTGATGCTGAACCAAATAATCTTTAAACGCTGGACCTAACGCTTCGTCAACAGCGTTTTTAAACCCTATGACTAACCCTGCCGCGCGCTTTTTTGACCCTGTAGACGGTTGCGCTGACGACGCGACATATTTTTCAACGATGTCGCTGGCTTCTTTGCGAAGCGTATACAAATCGTAAGGATTAAGCATACCGTTTTGGTCAGTAGCACCTTCAATTTGATTGGCTAATTTAAGCAACGCACGGCGCGCGGAACTAGTGCGGACGCCTTCAGCCGCCGCTTGCTGCCGTAAGGTAGCGACTAGTGGCGCGGCTAACAATGGCTCACGGTTTTGCGCTGCCAACTCCGCAACAATATCATCCATGCCCCGCGCAGTATCTCGCAAACCAATCTGCGCTGCGATAGCATCGTCTGCGCGCTGCCCAGCACCTTCGGCTATTTCGCCAGTACGATTAATTGGACCGCCTTGCGTAAAAAATTCTGGGTTCTGGAACGCAGCATCTATTTGCCCGCGCGAACGATCTTCCAACCCGCGCATACGCGGGACAACACCTGAAGCTGTAATTTCGTCTGCGCGTTGACGCGCAGCAGTCGCTAGTCGTTCTGCATCAGAAACGGCGATGTTGGTTTCTTTTATGGTACCTAACGCGGTTTCACGGGCAGGGCCGGTTGCTTCATTGACAGCACGGCGTTCGACATCAATAGCGCCTCTCCGCGCTGTGGGGTCGGCGCCGCCTGAAAGGCCCGCCAGACGGGCGTTACGCGCCGCCTCTTGCTGTTCCAATATAATACGGGTGGCGTCGGGGTCCATTTGTTTGCTGGCAATTTTGCCCAAACCAAAGAACGGGCTAGGCTCTACACCAGCTTCAATCAGGACTTGCTGCGCTAACCGCTGGTCGCCGGGCGATAGCTGTGCAAAGGCCGCCTTCGCCGCATCAACATCTTTACCGAGCGCCTCGCGAATAATCTTTCCCGCTTCAACCTTGGGCATCCGAAAAATATCGACGGCGCCACCACCAAGTTTCTTTAATATTGTACCAACGATAGGTAGACCAGCCCCGTAAAGACCGCCCTCAACTGGGTCTTGCCCCATCAGCGCCGCAGTGCTTGCGCCAGAAATACCGCCGCCGGCAAGTTTTAACCCAACAGTTTTGGGCGCAGATGCACCCTTTACGCCGATGCCGCCGGACGCAGTAGACTTTAAAACCTTTGATACAGCGTCGCCTATTACAGGTATTTTCGGTGCTAGGGGCGCGAGTACGTTAGCTGTGCGTGTGACCGCCGCGCCGGGCGCTATTGACTCACCAAGGCTGCGCGCAAGCGGGCGCGGCTTTGTTACCAACTTGCGCGACACTGCATCACCAAAAGCGCGACGTTGAGCCTGCGCTTGCTTTACTGCATCCTTGCCAAAAATCAGACCGGATACAGGGTCAGTAACCATAGCTGCGAGGTTGTACGCGCCCGCGGGGACACCCATTATTATTTCGTTAATGTTGTCCAGCAGCGCATTGACCCCGCCGATACCCGAACCGCGTGTGCGTGGCGGGGCAACGCGCTGTTTAGGTGCTGACCTCACAGTGCGGACACGTTTGATTTCCGCCGCAATCTCGCGGGCAGCCGTGTAATCGCCGGCGGCGTCGGCTTTCATCAAAGCGTCTTCTAGTTGCGCGACAGTAGCCATTATTCTAGCCCGTATCTTGCGCGAGTTGCCGCTGACAGTCTGCTTGTGGGTGTTTTTGAGGCCGCCGCTGGCTTAGGTAAGTCTTTAGAGCTTATATACCGATCTGCGATTGGCCGCACGGTCAGTTTAAACTTAGGGTCTTCGGCGGCTAAATCACCATATCTATCGCCATAAAATTCTATACGTCGTTGGCGCGTGCGGTATGCCTCGCGGCGTAGTTTTTTTAAATCCTCGTCAAACTTAGCTACGCCGCCCGTTTGGGTTAAAGAGTTAGCACTTTTAGCTATAAGTTGAACATCTAGGTTAGATGCGTTACCGACAGGCGACCCGCCAGTTGGGGTAGCCTGTTTCGCCTCTACCAACGACCCAAGTGTATCGGCGTTTTTAACCCTATCATACATAGCCTGCAATTCTGCTTGGCGTTCATTTTGACCCAAGCTACCGAGGTAATGTAGGTTACCTTCAATTCGGCCAACAATGAAACGTCGGTCAGCAGACCGCAAAAGCGCATCTATTTCTTCAATATATTTATCAAGACTTTGAATTGCGGCTTTGGTTTCATTTTTTGCTTCTAGTGCTTCTGACCTTTTTTCAACGGCGCGCTCTGCTTTCTTAGTCTCCGCCGCAATCTGCGGTGCCATTCGCAACCTTACGTTCTCAGCGGCTTGGGTCTTTGCCGCTTCTTGCGCCCCAAGAATTGCCGGCGATACTGGGGATGGGGCCGGCGACACGTTAGGATCGCGCCGTTGAACAGGTATGTATTGCGCCTGCGTGTCTCGCATTATCGGCATATCGCCACCTAGATTAGCGGTCCGCGATTGCGGCGTTGCCCCACGAAAATCAGCAAATCCAGCTTGCGGTCTTTGTACAGGGTTAACGGCCAACGACTGTTGCTGTCCCATCGCGCTATCAGCCAGCGATGGTGCGTCAGCTTGCAATCTAATGTTGGCGCGCTGGAAGGTGTCCATGAGCGCCTGCTTATTCTGCGGCGGTTGGGACGCTAAAAGCTGATCGAAGTCCACCTGCGCCATGACGCCTGTGTTGAACGCAGAGTCAACAATGCGCGACATTACGTCAGGCGTCATCTGTGCTGCGCCAGCGCCGCCCATACCGCCGCGCGTAAAGGACGCGGGAGTATCCCGCATACCTAGTTCGGCCTCTAGGTTACGCAAATCCTCTTGCTGATACGCGTTTAGTGGGCGTGTTTCGTCAGGCCCAAAAGTCATCTCTGCGCCGGACGCCGCCGACGGCTCACGCCCCATAGCGGATGGTTGCGGCGCAGTCGGTGTTGCGCGGGGGGTAGCTGCACCGCCCGCAGCCTGTATAGGTGTTGCGCTGGGCCTAAGACCAGTAACAACCTGTATAGGTGTGCCTTCTGGTATAGGATTCCCTTGGGCGTCCCTAGCGCCGGCAGCGGCATACTCAACGCGGGCTTCAGCAGGGGGATTTGTCTGCGCAACTATCTCGCTGGCTTTTGACATTAACTGCGTTCTGTATTCAGATGTCCACTCAGACGCTGGACGTATGTAGCTATTCCATGAAGGGATTAGGTTTACGATATTCGCGCGCACTGCTTCAGCGCCAGCAAGGTCGCCATCCTTTAGTTTCGCTACATCTTCACTAAATTGTTTTGTCGCCAAACCTACATATTCTAGTTCTGCTTTTTTCTGCGCTGACGTATGTGTTTCCGCTGCCCGCGTTTCACCCGCCCGCGCGTATTCCATCTCCTGACGTATACGCTCACCTTGAAGTTGCGCTGCGCGCTGTTGCGACGCCATGTTCATCATGTTCGCCATCTGCGTTGTAGCGCGGGCAGGATCAGGAAGCTGCGGGTTGCGCGCCTGAAGTGCTATCATCTGGTTTGCCATATCAGGGGCGTCCTGTTAAGTTAAAGCGTGTGGCGGAACCGAAGCCGGGGCCTTTTGCCGCGCTGCTGTCAAACGTATTACCGCGGTAATAATCCATCATAGCGTTCTGCATGGGTATTTGACCCGCCATTCCACCAATCTGACCAAGTGCTTGGTTCAGTGCGTTAGCCTGACCGATGTATCCAGATGCACGGGCTTGACCGGCGTTGTAGATGTTCGACGCTTCGTTCTGACCCATCTGTCCAGCAGCGCCGGTCATTACGTTTGTGGCAGACTGACCGGAACCCATCAGCGATTGCAGCGGGTTAAGGCGCGCCGACCGCTCGACCTGATAGCGGTTAAACGCGTTTTGGTATTCTTGGCTGGCTAAGTCTTGGCCGAAACGCTGCACACCCTTCAGGGTGGAGCCGGACAGCAGATTGCCGCGTGCGGCTGCCGACCGCTCTAGCGCCTTCATGCCTTCGGCTTGACGGAAAGCATAGCCGGGGTCTTGCTGGAATTGATCTGTACCAAAGGCTTTCGCCATGCTGCCGTAACCAGCGGCGGCCTTATCGCCGCCAATGCCCAGAAGCTGCATAATCTCTTGCTGTGCTGTTAGGCCACCTTGGCGAAACGGCTCTTGCAATTCCATCTGCCGCTGGAACATGCGCTCCTGCGCTGCGGTCGCGTCTTGCGCTGCTCGCTCTTGCGTTGCGGCTGCTTTCTTAGATGCTTTTCCGGCGATGGCGCCGCCGGCAAGTGAACTTGCGGCGGATATGCCTGCGGCGATTGCCATGCCTGTGGTAAGTGCCATTAGTTTAATCCCTTTACGAACACACGTTCTGTGGGTGTATACCCTAAACGCCCGTACATTTTCACCATAGTCTCAACGCGGTCGTTGTCTAGCGCAACCATAAACATAGCTTCTGCCTGCTTACTCTTACCCCATTTTTCTATCTCTTGGAATAGCAATTTTGATGCTGCTCCGCCCCGTGCGTCTGGCTTGATATACCACCACAACTCCTGCGTCACTAGCTTTGCAGGGTTGAAGTACATAGGGTACGCAATCGCCGCGGTAATGCCAATCAGTTCGCCTGCGTCTTCCGCCACCAAAACAATCATGTTTTCGCTGTCTAGCGCGCCTTCGACAAACGCGGCAGTGCCATCGCGGTCGAACGGAACTATATGGCTAACAGGTGTCGTCGCAACAAACGCTTCCGCCAAGTCCATGTAGCTTGGCATGTCGTCAATAGTGGCGGCGCGCACTGTTACGGACATTAGCTAACCAGACGACCTGACGCGCGGATGTTGATGGCGGACGCCGTGCCAGCGATTGTGCTGATGAAGCCATTGTTAGGCAGCACATGGCCGACCAGTTCAGGAAACGTATAGGTTTCGGCTGGCTGGAGCGTCTTGGTCTTGACAATCAAGTTGTCGTTGCCTGCGCTGCCCGCAGCCGTCACAAGGTTGACGCTGATCGTCGCCGCGCTGACGCTGTAGTTAGTCGCGGTAAACTTGTCGATGATCGTCTGCACGCCATTCGACGTGTACTGTGTCGTCTGCGCGTTTTCGGCAGTCTTTGCCGGAATGATGTTACTGATAGATACGGCCATATCAAGTCTCCATAGAACTTATATTGTCGGTTACTGTTAAAATAACCGACGGAATTGAGGGGTGTATACCTGTTGCCACTTCCGCAAGCAACTCCACGGATGTATCGTCTACTTCCCACATCAACTCAATGTAGTCGCCAGCGTTTAACTGAATGACGTAATTCCATGCGGCAAGAATTTCTCCGTCATTGCCTTGGATGCGGATTTGCCCAGCACTGTCAGGCACGTTTGTGCCGTTCTTGCGTAGCCATACATATATAAGCCCAACGCCGCCTGATGTCTTATGCACCTGCGCCGAAAACTGCACGTTGTAGATGTTGGGCCGATCAACAAAGATGCGCGACGTTGGTGTGCCGCGGGTGACGCCGAACGACAAATCTGTTGTGTTGAACGTCATGGCGTAGGCCGTGTTGATTACGGCTGCTGTCTGCGTTGTCGTGTCGTAGAAAGAACCGTAGCGCGGCGACCGAAACTCTTTCGGTGGCGGCGACAGCGCCAGCGCCTGCAACTGCGATTGGATAACCGCGATGTCGCTTTCCGACGCGCCGTCTGGCTGTGTCTCTGTAGCCTGCGCCAGCGTCTCCAGCATGGCGTCATAGGACGCTATCAGCGACGTAGCGTCCGGCGCTAACTCTATTTCGTCTTGGTTGGTCTGCGTAGCTGTCAACAGCGATAGGAAGAACCGATACCATTCACGGCTAATCGCGCCTGACCGTTCGTCGATCAGGGCCACACGCGGCGGCGTTAGCTGTGTAGGATTGATCGGCGAATACGCCATTAGGCAGTCGTTCCGCTGAGCAGCAGTTCAGCGCCCATGATGTAAATCCGTACAGGGTCGGTGCCTGACACTTCGTAGACGCGGTCGCGTATCTTCATCGTCGCGCCAAGGCGGCGCCAAATGGTACGATAGCCAGAACGGCCAATACGGCCCATCGACTTCCAGTGTTCGCTGGACCATGTGTGCCCGCCGTCGTCCGACCAGCGCAGCATGGCTTGCGGATTGCTGCCTTGGCCGTTGTTCAGGCCCACGCCTGTCTCGCAGTCAAGCTGCATGGAGTGCTGGATAGTACGCGCAAGGTTGTTAGCGCCCGTCGGCAGCGCACGCCATGACCGCAGCCATTTCTGCGGTGCGCCATCGTCAGCGTATACGTTCAGGTCGAATGAATAAATCTTGCCGTTCTGATAGTCGCCGACGACCGTAGTGGCGTTGAAGAACATCTGACTGCTGGCGCGGTGACGGTTAAACTCACCGTTAGCGAACGACGCCCGCTCATGCCATGCGCCGGTGGCGACATCGTACACCCATGTGGTGTTGGCGGTAGGGAAGTTTAGGACGTAGAAGCTGTGGCCGTCCTGCTGGTACGTGTAGCCGGTCGCGTCTGAGATGTCGGGATACTCTTGCATCTGCCATTCGATAGCGTGCGTAGACACGCGCTGGCCGATGTAGCCAGCGGCCTTGTAGACAATCCCTTGACCGCGTGCATCCTTGCCCAGCCAGTAGACTTGGTTGTCCATCTTGGCGATGCTGTACGGCGCCGCGCAGCCTAGTTCGTTGAACGCACCTTGGATACGTGTCAGCGGGAAGTCGAGCAGCCCTGCGTCATACCAGACTTCGGTGGAGTTTGTGCCAAACACCCAGACTTCGCGGTGGTCCACAAAGATAGCAACCACATTGTCTGGGTTGCCTTCGGCGCTGGCAAACTCTAGCGGGTCAATAGACAAGCCGTCGAGCAACTGCGTAACCCAGATTTTCTGTGTGCCGGGTTCGTTGAACGTAAAATAGCCGTCGATGTAGCCGACCGTGCCAGCGCCGGGGAAGTCAGGATCGGTAATCTGCTGGAACACATCGGTGTTGGCGTTGTAGATGTAACCTAGCGGGTTAGCAGCGATGAATAGCTGCGTGCCGTTGTCAGCCATGCTGACAGGGCCAGAGCCGCCTACAGTTCCTTTAGCGACCGCGTTCCAGTTGTTGTCTACTTGAAACAGCGTCGGGCCAGAGACGACATAGCCGTAGTCGCCATAGGTCCACAGCCCACGGATAGGACCGATGCCAACAGTCGCAAGAGCAGTCAGCCCCGGCGCGCGCTGAAGGAACGCTGGTTCCTTGCCGCCTTCAGGGACAATCTCAGGAAACAGGTTAACCATACGGTTGTCGGCGGCGTTGACGCTTCTAGCGACATACGCCGACCCAAGGATCGGCGTCTTCATTAGTAGTTCCCGGCGTAGATGTTGAACCGCTGACGTGAAGCAATCAGGCTGTACGGTACCGACATGATGTCATCAGGGTTGTTGATGCGCTTGATGTTACGCTTCGACGACATCGCCAAACGGCGGACTTGCGATGAAGGCTCCGTGCCGAACTCAGGCGCCATTTCGCAGGCCAAGTTATAACGGAACGCACGCAGATAGCCGGGCGGGAAATGCAGCACTGTCGCCAGCGTTGCAGGCTGGGTCAGTTCTTGGACCGAAATGAAGTGCCATTCCAGTTCGCGCGTCGGGCGCGGATAGATGTACATTTCAATGTCGGGGAACGTCATGTTGACGAAGATGACTTGCGGGTATGTCGATGTGACGGTCTTGACCGCGATACCGTTATACTGCTGCTGGTTGATGAATTTGATGCCGTAGCTGACGCCCGTGCCGGGGTCTTTGAAATACGTGCTGTCGTCGAGCAACACTGGACGGTTGCCGATGAAGTCGCCGCTGGGGCCAAGCGTGCGTGATAGCTGGCCTGCGGGCCACATGAATATCTGGTCTTGCGTCGCGTAGACGGACAGGCGCTCTGTGTTCCAGCTATCAATCATCTGGTTCATGGCGCGCAGTGCGTCTTGCGATGTCTCAGCCGATGGAACTTCGCCTTCTGCCAGAACACCTAGAAG